TGACCCTTACAATGAGATAGACGCAACTAGGGATGGCAACAAAAGAGAAGATGAGCATATCCGAGACTTGATAAGCAGATGCAAGCAGTTTTGTCGGACGCATGAGGTTGCGATGTGGATGGTTGCTCACCCAGCAAAGATGCAGAGAACACAAGAGGGCATAATACCACCGCCTAGCCTGTATGATGTCAGCGGGTCAGCCCATTGGAATAATATGGCGGATGTAGGGCTTGTTATTCACAGGGATTTTGAGACTGATGAAACCAGAGTGATAACCCGCAAGATTAGGGAGCAGGGATTATATGGAAATATTGGGGAGTGTTTTTTCAAATATAATTTAGCCAAGCACGTTTATGAGGAAACCGACCATCAGACTATGCAAAACTACTGGACAGACAATGATTAGGTGATATGATGTTTACGACTGCCAAATATGCTCCCAAGGCATTTGGTTTTCGTGGTTAGAAAGGGGGGTTTGGTCGCCCCCCTTTCGTATTTGCATCTTATAAAGTTTTGATATAGTCTATCCCAAAATGGGGTGATTCATGGAAATCAAAGAAGTACCAGTTACAGATGTAAAGCCATACACAGGCAACCCAAGAGTGATATCTGAGTCAGCGGTCAACTCAGTTTCAAACAGTATTAAAAGTTTCGGCTGGCAACAGCCCATAGTGGTTGATGGTGATTATGTAATAATTGCTGGTCATACAAGATTCCTTGCGGCAAAAAAGCTGGGGATGAAAACCGTACCAATCAAAATTTCAGATAATTTAACTACCGATCAAATAAAAGCGTTTCGCATTTTAGATAATAAATTGAATGAATTGACAACATGGGATGATGGTTTGTTAGAGGCTGAAATGGCTCTTATTGATGGCGGCGATTTAGAAGCGTTTAAGCATTTATGGGAAACAACAGAAATCACTCAATCTGCTGGCGATATTGAGTTCCTTAATGATATGATTGACAAGGAAAGCTCAGATTCAGTTGATTCTGATATAATTGGTTCAGTAGGTGATTATGTAACTATGAGCTTTGTCATGTCACCGCAAGATAGAGATTTGGTTTTGAGTGCTTTACGCAATATTCAAAATCAAGAAAAATTAGATAACGTGACGCAAGCATTAATTAAAATAACAAAGGAATTCGTATAATGGAAATAATCTATGAGCCAAAACACACAGAGGGAATTCGCGCACTTGATACCATGTATCCAACTTACGCGATGTATTTTGATAAAGATGCTAAAGAACAGGGCATAGCTCATGCCACCACGTTTGGGTATGTGCTAACAGGCTCAGCAAAAGTTACCGCTAATGGTCAGGGCTGGTGGGTTCAAGAAGGAAATTATTTTGCATTTCACGGAGCCTATGACATTTCAAATTCATCTGATTTCAAACTCTGGACTGTAACGAAGCTAGGATATCGATGTATGCCAGTAATGGGTCAAACGGAATCAAATGGTCGATTGTCATATATTGATGGTTGCTCTGATAGTGTTTTAGTTTCAATGCCAAGGCAAGGTGATCCAGTTCTTAACTATCTGCATTTCCCAACTGGCATTTATCAAACTCAACACACTCACCCTTCAGTAAGGATGGGCGTTGTAATTAGCGGTGAGGGAGAGGCTTTCCAAGAAAAAAGTAATTACAGTGATGGCTGGGTCAAGCCTTTGAAAAAAGGGTGTATTTTTATGCTCACTGAACAGGAGCTTCATTCATTTAGAACCAGCGATAGTCACATGGATATTGTTGCGTTCCATCCAGACAGTGATACAGGTCCAACTGATGAAAACCATTCAATGATAAACCGAACTTACATTGATCATGGAAAGTAAAAATGAGCCGTCTCGGTAAAAAGAAAATCATTGATAAAAATGTATATGAACTCGCAATAGAACGTATTCACAGGGCTTATGATAGGTTTGATACTGTCGCGGTTATGTTTAGTGGCGGTAAAGACTCAACGGCCTGTCTGATGCTTACATTGGGGGTTGCCAAGGAGCGTGGCATCAAAAAAGTGCCAGTGCATCATTTTGATGAAGAGGCCATTCCATATGACACAGAAGAATATGTCCGAAGGGTCGCCCAAATCCCAGAAGTAGATATGCACTGGTGGTGTTTGCCTGTCAGACACAGAAATGCTTGTTCAGTAAAAGAGCCGTGGTGGTTTCCGTGGGGTCCAGAAGATAAAGAAAAATGGGTTCGCCCCATGCCGCCAGAGGGCATTGCCCATGTTGAAGGTTATCCAACAGACCCAAAAAAACGTCTAACGATACCAGAGATAAACGGATATTTGTTTTCACCTGAGAAAGATGGAAACGTGGGTATCATTATGGGGATTAGGGCAGATGAAAGCCTTACACGAACAAGGGCTATTTTAAATAGCCGCAAAAGAGAAGATAAGCACATTATCAAATATGATGAGGGAACATCACAGGGAAACATTTATAAGGTTTATCCTGTCTACGATTGGAACACAAAGGATATCTGGACAGCCCCTAGAAAGTTTGGCTGGGATTATAACCACGCTTATGATCGCATGGACAAGGGCGGCATTAAGCCAAATGCTCAAAGGTGTGCGCCGCCATATGGGGAAGAGCCAATGCGAGGTCTGCATCAATTTAGAGAGCTTTGGCCTGATATTTGGGACAGGATGCAAACAAGGGTGGCTGGCGCGGCAACGGCGGCTAGATATTCAACCACGGTTTTATATTCATATGGCAAAACACCAGCCAAGCCAGATAATATGTCATGGCATGAATTTATAAAGTTCTGGGTGGATAAACATCCAGAGCCGTATAAAACGCAAGTCGCTGAACGCATAAAAGGATTTATTCAAAATCATTATGGAAAAACAAAAGAACCATTATTGGATAAAATTGCTCATCCGCGAACAGGGGTGTCATGGGATTTTCTTCTTAAGATTGCGGTAAGAGGAGACTTCAAGGGAAGAAAACAGCCTACAATACAGGGCGGCACAGATGAGGCCATAAAACAAAAAAGGAAATATGATGAAGCAAGGTTCAGAAGCGCAACCCATAAGTAGTGTGCAATGGGTCAATAGAGATACGCTACACGCAAACTCATACAATCCAAACAAAGTCGCACCAGTAGAGCTTGAGCTTTTAGTTCAATCTATCTTGACTTGCGGGTGGACACAGCCTGTTGTTGTCAGATCAAATAATGAAATTGTGGACGGCTATCATAGGTGGTTGGTATCTGGCGATGATAGAATTGCTGAGAGAACTGGCGGTATGGTTCCTGTCGTTATGTTGCCTGATGATATGGGAATGGCGGAACAGGTGTCAGCTACTATCACGCACAACAGGGCAAGGGGCAATCACTTTGTAATGTCAATGGCGGAGATAGTTCGAAGCCTTAAAGATGAACAGGGCGTTGATGATGAATGGATAGCAAGACACCTTGGTATGGAACAGGACGAGATTGAAAGGCTTTATGACAATGCGGGATCACCCGATACTAAAGGCGACCCCGATGATGAATTTGAAGATGGGTGGGTTCCAGATTTTACTAGAATGGAAGGCGGTTAAGTTTTCCAGCGTTTAGGTATGTGACCATCATTTGAATCATAATCTTTTGTAAAGGCTAAAGCTGCATCGATGTATGTTTCATCTAACCCAAAATCATCATACCCTTGGCGTATAGCATTTAAGTATCCCATTGGCGGCATAGCAAGTCCATGTGCGTTCATCACATAGGCCATGTAAACATCACCTGTCTTTGTGTTATCAAAATATTCTTTCCGATAGAGATTGGGAAATCCCTCATATCTATCTAAAGCCTTTTCACAAGACTCAGTTATTTCCCATAACACTACAGGAACTTTCCATCCCTTTGCAGGGATGATGTCAGCAACGCCACGGAACACAAGTCTGTAATCTGGTAGTAACATACTCACTATCGGTTTGGCATCAGGGCAACGCATGGACATTTGAGTTTTATTGAGGTTGCTCCCATAGGCCACATAAAAAGGTTGTTTGGTTATCATTAGTTCTTACTCCATTTTGTCAACATACCTTCATCAAGCATAGACGCTATAAATGTTTCTGGTGTGTCAGGGTCTAATTTGCTGTCGTTGTAAATCATTGTCCACTTTGTAACGAGATTCATAAATTCGTATATATCATTAGTGCCAATAATTGTGTCATTTCGTAATTGTTCAACAAGGCTTCTTTCGTCCTTTGCGCTAAACAATTTCCCATCATATGTTTGGAACACATACATCTTATGCCCTCCGTGATCGTTCATCTATCTTGCGCTGTAATTCTTTAGCGCGAGCTTTGTAGAAAGTGCGAGTGGCAGATGACATTCCACCAACTCGCACTGCCGCACCAAGAAGGGTGTCGAGAACCTTCTTGGCATCCACGGAACCGTTCCAACCCTTGATGGCCTTGCCATTGTCGGCATCAGATATCATTGATCCTGTCAACTCTATCCAAGCAATCACCTTCTGCTCACTGAATGAACCGCTATGGTGACGTATCTCTACAGTTCCTGTTCTGTGATACTTGGCAAGGTTGAGCTTGTTATAGCGACCACCGCCTTGTATCAGATTGCGAAGTTGGGTCACTGTACGACACCCATCTATCTTGGTGAACATGGTTTGCACAGTCCGAGCGATATCGCCAGAGGCATGACCCATGACCACGTTTGAGTAAACTGATTTTGTATAGTAAGCGTTATCACCGCGTCTGCTAAGTGGCTGAAGCAAATCTGTGCCTTTCTCAAATTTTGCCCAACGCTTGTAAAAGTTGCGGAAATTCTTGATACGCCAATCACGAACACCCCAATGGATATGGAAGCCGCATGACTCATTTGCGTCACCGCCATTATCACGAACAACGCTCAATACTTTTTTGACTTGCTCTAATCCATCTGCGCCTTGTAAAACTGGTGACACAACCTCAAACCCATAACGCCCACTAATTGAGCCATCTGGCTTTACTTGCCAAACGCTGTAGTCCGAGCCTGAGTAAGAAGCTAATCTAGCATTGATACCTGCATGACGTAACTTGCTAACAAGGGTATCCATAGGAATGCCATAACCCTCAAACTCAACTCCGTAAGTGCGATTTGTATTCATGGTCATTTTGATCTCCGTGGTAAAAACTAGGGCAATGCCCTCTCGACACAATTATAATCACATATCTGTTTACTACTGTCAACAGCAATAACAAAGAAAAGTGAAAAAAGTTTTCAACAAAAACAGTTACTTGTAATTTTTTTTATTTTATTCTCATGCAATTAAATTTTTTCGTGTTTTTTATTAGCCTAGTTCTGGATGAGGAAGAGCCATATTGCTTTGCCATTGCTTGTCTAAACATCGCCCTTCCGTCCTCATTATTGGCAGTCATATAATCCCCGATATTCATTTTTTTCACTAGGCTTGCCATTGTTTTTGGTGGTTTGGGAAATAAAAATTTCTTACCCGCAGGGGGAATTGCATCTTTAATTATCTTGTTTATTGATTCAATCGTTTCAAATTGAATCTTGCAAATGTTGCATTTCCTAAGTCGATAGCATTTTGATGTGGCCTCTTCAAAAAAAACATTAGATGTTGTATTAACGGTTTTGCAGTTTGGGCAAGGAAACATCTTATCACTTTCAACTAGGGGTTATCTCTGATACAGTTAATTTGCCCCAATATGGGGGAAGCATTAATTTACGATGCTTTTTTTTGAAACACAAATGAGAAAATTTGATAACGGTCAATGTCAAAAAAATTCACAGAAGCATTAAAAAAAATAATCAAGTCAGAGTTTATTGAAGGCTTTATAGATGATAATGGGGTTAGGGTTTACTCATCTGTTGAGGCGTTAGCCAAGCGGCACGATGTAAGTAGGGCAACGATTTATAGATATTCAAATCCACAAAAAGAAGATTGGCAGAAATTAAAAAATAATTTTCAGACACAGGTGGATAAAGAGATTGAAGCAAATCGTTTGCGTGATTTATCTGAGAACGCCAAGACGCTAGATAAAAACTCACTAAATATCGCGCAAGCCTTGCTGCAAAGGGTGGGCAGAAAAATTGCCAAGTCTATTGAAGATGAAAGGGAGAACCCTCAATATGGCGGAATTACCGCTAGTGAATTAAGAGAGTTGTCACAGGTGGCGGCTAACGCACAAAAGATAGGTAAGTTAGCTTTAGGCGAGGCGCAAGAAATATCAAAGGTATCAGCGGATGTTGGAGAGCCAGATTCATACAGAAACCTCATCAGACACTTGGAAGGACTTGCCAACGAAAAGGCATCACTTGGCAAGCACACTATTCAGTGATTGGAGTGATCAGGCTAGATATGAGCAACTGCCATTAGAGGGAGATTGGAATATTTGGCTAATATTGGCTGGACGCGGGTGGGGTAAAACTAGAACAGGCGCAATGGATGCGGTGTTATTTGCATTGAATAATCCGCAAGTACAAGTGGCGGTAGTCACGCCCACATTTGGCGATTTACGCAGAGTCGCGTTTGGTGGAATATCTGGTATTTTGCCAAACATCCCAAAAGAGCTTTTATTAGAAGGCAGGGGGCAGGGCTACAATGCCGCCAATCAAGAAATAAGATTATATAACGGATCAAAGATAATGGGGTTTAGTGCTACAGAGCCAGATCGTTTGCGTGGTCCACAGTTTCATAGAGCGTGGTGCGATGAGTTGGCGGCATGGTTTTACCCAGAGACCTTTGACCAGTTGATGTTTGGTTTGAGGTTAGGGGATAATCCTAGATGTGTAATAACAACAACACCCAAGCCAACCCCTTTAATCAAAAGATTACTGAAACGTGATAAAATTCTCATTACTAGGGGAAGTACGTTTGACAACGCAGATAACTTGGCTCCTTCAGCCCTTGAGCAATTAAAAGAAAAATACGGTGACACAAGGCTAGGCCGTCAAGAACTTTATGCTGAAATCCTTGATGATACTGAAGGTGCTTTATGGAATTATGGGATGATAGATGAAACAAGAGTTTCAAAGGATGAAGTGCCACAATTAAACAGAATTATTGTCGCAATAGACCCAGCCGTGACAAATAATGAAGGGTCAGATGAAACAGGAATTGTTATAGTAGGTCAGGCGGATAATGGAAGGTACTATGTCTTAGACGATGTTTCTGGTAAGATGACACCTGATGGCTGGGGTCGATTAGCGGTTGATATGTATTATAAGTATCAGGCTGACCGAATTGTGGCGGAAGTGAATAATGGTGGCGATTTGGTGGAACGTCTGATAAGAACAATAGATAATGAAGTATCATATACGCCAGTAAATGCTTCTAGGGGTAAACTGGTAAGGGCAGAACCTATCGCTGCTTTGTATGAACAAAAGAAGGTTTCTCATGTCGGTATGTTTTCAGAGCTAGAAGAACAGCTTTGTTCATTTACTGTAGGCAGTAGGAAATCACCTGATAGACTTGATGCTCTAGTCTGGGCGTTGACAGAACTGAGCCAATCCAGTGGGACGGCTACTTGGAGAATCACATAATGGCTGGCATCAGAGATTTTTTTAGTTTCCTACAGACCAAAGCAACAGAAACAAAAGAAGCACCACAGGTCTACTTAAACACGACAAACACCACTCATTATAGGCGGGACAACTATGAAGCCTATGCAGATGAGGGCTATAGGCAGAACGCTATTGTTTATCGTTGCGTAAATGAGATTGCAAACGGTGCGGCTTGTATTCCATTCAAGGCATATCAAGGTGATATGGAGCTAGACCAGCATCCTATACTAACTCTTTTGAACCGCCCTAATCCTATGCAAGCAGGGGTTGAGTATTTCCAAGCCGTATATTCATACTTGCTGTTATCTGGGAACAACTACGCTATCCGCTCTGAAGTGGCGGGGGAGGTTCGTGAGCTTTATCTTTTAAGGCCAGACCGCATAAGAGTTAAGCCTAGCAAAACCACAACGCCAGCGGGGTATGATTATATAATCAACGGCAAGGTTGTAAAAACATATGATGCCAACCCGCTTACAGGTGAAGCTGAAGTAAAGCATATGAAGCTGTACAACCCATTAGATGATTACTATGGGTTATCTCCGCTTATGGCGGCGGCAGTAGATATTGATAATCACAATGCTATCAACAAACACAACATCAGCTTGCTCAACAACGGCGCAAGACCCAGTGGTGCTATAGTGTTCAAACCAACTAGCGACAGAGGTGTTGCTATGCAATTAAGCGATGGGCAACGCCAACAGTTACAGGATGATTTAGATGTTAAGTTTAAGGGTCCAGCTAATGCGGGTCGTCCACTCTTATTGGAGGGTGATTTTGATTGGCGTGAAATGGGTCTTAGCCCTAAAGACATGGATTTTCTCCAACAGCGAAACATGGCGGCGAAGGATATCGCTTTGTGTTTTGGGGTTCCGTCTCAACTTATTGGTATTCCTGACTCACAGACGTATGCAAATGTCCAAGAAGCTAGGCTGGCTCTTTACGAAGAAACGATAATGCCGTTAGCAAGGCGAGTGCAATCTGATTTAAATGAATGGCTTGCACCGATTTATGGTGATGAAATCTATATTGAATATGATTTTGAAGCAGTGCCAGCAATGGTAGAACGCCGCAGAAGGGTTTATGAAAACGTCACACAAGCAGTCCGTGAGGGTATCATCTCTCGTAATGAAGCTAGAGAGCGTTTAGGGCTTGAGCCAATTACAGGAGGTGATGATGTCTATATCGCGGCTAATCTCTTTCCACTTGGAACCACAGAAACCGCACCAGCCGAAGGACAGGAGGCCGAACAAGATGGTAAAGATGCTTATGGAATGGATGAAGAAGCTAAACAGGAAGTTGAAAAAGATGTATTTACAACTGAAGGTGAGGCTGAAGATAGGGCAGAGCAAATAGGTTGCATAGGCACACATTCGCATGAAACAGCCAATGGCACAGTCTTTATGCCTTGTGAATCCCATGATGATTATGACCGTCTAACCAGTGAGGTTCTTGATGATGATGCAAAGGCAGAGAGCGATGTTGACACAACGCCTACTGACGCAATGGCGAAAGAGGCTGAACGCGGCCTTGCCATGCGGAAAGAATTTAACAGAGGCGGAACAGAAGTTGGTGTCGCAAGAGCAGTCCAACTTGTATCCAAAGAAAGACTATCCCCCCGCACAGTAAGGCGGATGCACTCATTCTTTAGTCGACACGAGGTTGACAAAAGAGCCGAAGGCTTCCGTCAAGGTGAAGAAGGGTATCCAAGTGCAGGGAAAATTGCGTGGCTATTGTGGGGTGGTGATGCTGGTCAAACATGGGCAAGACGCAAAGCAGCGTCGTTAGATAAAGAGCGTGAAGGCAAAGATGAGGCCATTGGCTATATGCTCATGGAAACTCCAACAGGCCATGACAGCCTAGACCAAAAAGCCAAAGTAAGTGAGGCTGTTAAAAAGGGTCTAGCTGAAAAGGTAAAAGAGCATAATGACAAGCATGGCGATAAGAAGGGCAAACGAGTTACTCAGCGGATGCTTGAGGCCGTGTTCCGTAGGGGTGTAGGAGCATATAGAACAAACCCGCAATCCGTAAGGCCAAATGTTCGTGGTCCAGACCAATGGGCATATGCTAGGGTCAATGTGTTCTTGGCGGCTGTCAGAACAGGCAGATTCAAAAGCGGCAAGTTTGATTTAGATTTACTGCCAAGAGACCACCCTCTCAGTAGCAAGAAATGAAATTAGCACACAAAGCACCACGCAATCGCATATCTATACGCAGGGAATATATAGAGCAAAACCGATTGCGTATTGGGTTTGAGCGTAAGCTGCGTCTGCAACTTCAAACCCTGTTTGCTGAGACAGGACAAAAAGCCCAGCAAGATTACAGGGATGCGGGTAGGCTCATCAATACTCAGCGGGATTTCTCAACTAACCTCAAAGCTATCTTGGATGCTCAATACAGGGCAGTCATAGATGAGTTTGGTTTGCGGATACTAAGGTATCAAAAACAGGATAGCCAGTTTGAACTCATTATCCGCGAGTTTATAAATTTGTATGGTGCAACAAGGGTCACGCAGATAAGCGGCACAACCCTTGCTCAAATACAGCGAATTATCAAGGCGGGTGAATTAGAGGGCTTGGGTGTATCAGTTATTGCAACCAACATCTTTAAGTCAATGCGTGGGTCATTTAGCAAGTTTAGGTCAGCCACTATAGCAAGAACAGAAACTCACACCGCCGCCAGCTATGCCAATCACGCAATCAATGAAAGCCTTAAAATACCTAATCAAATGAAAAGGTGGGTCGCGGTAGCTGATGAAAGGTCAAGACCGTGGCATCAAGCCATGAATGGCAAAGAGGTTCCACTGGATGAGGATTTCATCGTCAGGGGGATGCCAATGTCATACACAGGCGACCCCAAGGGTGGAGCCTCCAATGTCATCAACTGCCGTTGTGTGACGGTGTATTTCACGCCAGAAGATGAAATAGAAGATTAATGCCTCGCGTGGTCTTGGTCAGAATATTTGCAGGGTGTCTCTGACCCTTTGTCTCCGAACACCACAGTATCATTGACCCAATCAATATCACCGTGACTTCTCCAATCATGCCAACGGTGCGTGAAATCAGGAACTCCCCAAACCAGTGTGGCTTGCAGGGTCTGTTTATCAGTTACCCCTATGAAGTGTGTGGTCATTATTTTGTTCTCCGTGGTTTACGATGCTACATGGGCATCAATTAAATTTATTATAAAAAGGTTTACTATCCCTTTCATATCGTCCAGTGAAGTAACACGCGGCTCATATATTGTGCGTTCAACATCATTTGTAAAATCTGCTTGTATTGTGCAAGCAAAACCCTCACCCGCAAAATTTGTAACTAGACCTACAATTTCCTTATCTGCCCATTTCACATCCCAAGCTGGAAAATTATCTGCTACCTGTATTAAATCCATTTTTTAATCTCCGTGGTTGGCGGGGGCTTTCGCCCCCTTTGTTATGCGTTCCCGCTTAATACTCTAATTGCCATAATCTCTCTTGCGGCATCCAATCTTTTCTGTAGGTTTTTAATTACCTTTGTGGAAGTGCCAGCAGGGTGTGGGTTATCAATCTCTTGTTGTATCCATGTTGGGTAAACCCGCAACACTCGCTCTAAAGACTCTTGGCTGTTAATCATAATTTCTTTGTGGCGTTTCATGCTAATCATTTTCTTCTCCGTGGTTTGTGTTTGGTGTAAACAGGGCTTTGGCAGTTTGGGCTTTGGGTTTGCATCTGCGGCTAAATCCGTACCGTGTTGTCATAACCAACCCCTGTTTACCCTCTTAATATAGGGGCATTGTTTACTGGTGTCAACACATAAAATGATAATAATTGAAAAAAAGTGAAAATAATTGTAGATGTTGTCTATTGTTCAACAAGAGTGTATGATGTACCCATTAGGAGATGCTTATGCCGATACCAAAGCCTAGCTCTGGTGAAAGCGAATCTGATTTTATGGCAAGATGCACAGGTGATACCACCATGCTTGCCGAATACTCACAGCGTGACCAGCGGGTTGCAGTCTGTCTGAGCAGTTACCGCGATGGCGGGAAAGAGGAGACTGTGATGGATGAAGCCCTAGCATTTGAAGAATGTGATGAGGTCAAGTTTGTTGAAACTGGGTACATTGATTGCGAGGCCGACTTAGAGTTAAAGGCTTACGATGATGATGACGATGACAAAAACAAAGGTATGTTTGAGGGTTACGCATCTGTATTCGGTAACAAAGATTTGGGAAATGACGTTGTAGTCAATGGGGCGTTCCAAAAATCATTAAGAACCAAGGGTGCGCGGAAAATCAAAATGCTTTTCCAGCATGACACCAAAGAGCCAATCGGCGTTTACACACAAGTTAAAGAAGATGGCAACGGCTTGTACGTCAAAGGCCAGCTTGCCATGCAGACCCAAAAGGGGCGGGAAGTCTATGAGCTTATGAAAATGGGCGCGATAGACGGCTTGTCAGTGGGTTACAGGGTTGATGCCAAGGGTTACAGCTATGATGAGCGTGGCAAGAAGCGTATGCTCAAAGAAGTTGACCTTATGGAAATCAGTGCAGTTACCTTTCCAATGAACCCGAAGGCACGCATCAGTGCAGTCAAGGCAGAGGATAGGTCGATTCGGGATTGGGAGGCTTTCTTGCGGGATGCAGGGGGGTTGTCTCGTTCAGAATCAAAAGTGGCGGCATCAGCCGTTTCAAAGGCTTTAGACCAGCGTGAGGTTGGCATTGAGCAAAAAGAGGTAATGAGTTCCATTGCCAATTTAACCAACATCCTAAAATCGTAAAGGGGCTATGACATGACTGATGATGTCAAAACCGCAGTAGAGGGCATGGCAACAGCTTTTGAAGAGTTCAAAGCTACCAATGACGCTCGTTTGGCGGAAATCGAAAAGAAGGGTTCGTCCGACCCGCTGGTTGAAGAAAAGCTGAAAAATATTGAAGCTGACCTAGACCGCTTTGAGGACATAAACCAGAAGCTGACTTTGGCTGAACAAGAGCAAAAGCAGTTTGGTGATAAGCTAGACAACATGGAAGCAATGTTGAAGCGGCCTGAAACTGGTCTTGAGGCAAAACAAGTTGATATGGCTGTTCAGGCTTTCGACAAGTTCTTGCGTAAAGGCGATGCCAATATGGAGCCTGAAGAAGTTAAGGCTTTGACTGTCAATAATGACACAGGGGCGGGTTTCTTAGCACCACCAGAGTATGTGAATGAGTTAATCAAAACTCTCACAGAAATCTCACCAATGCGTACTATCGCAAGGGTTCGGGCAACTAGCCAAAAGTCAATTCAAATGCCAAGCCGTACTGCAACATTCAGTGCAGCATGGGTGGCTGAAACTGGCACAAAGTCTGAGACAACTGGTTACACAACACAGTTGGAAGAAATCCCAACACATGAGCAGTATGCTCTAGTTGATATTTCAAATCAGATGCTAGAGGACTCAGTGTTCAATCTTGAGGCAGAAATGCAGCAAGAGTTTGCACAACAGCTTGCAAAGAACGAAGGCGCAGCCTTTGTCTCTGGAAGTGCAGTCGGTCAGCCAGAGGGTGTGATTACTAACTCCAGCATTGGTCAAACTGTATCAGGAAACGGCACAGCGTTGCTTGCTGATGGTTTGATTGACCTCGTTCATGCAATCAAGTCGCCTTATGCTTCTAATGCAAACTTCATCTTCAACCGTTCTACACTGGCAAAAATTCGCGCCTTAAAAGACACGGCTGGTCAGTATGTGTTCCAAGCTGGCATGATGTTAACGGCGGGAGTTCCAAACTCAATCCTTGGGCATCCATACGTTGAAATGCCTGATATGCCAGATGTAGCTGCAAATTCTCTATCAGTTGCATTCGGTGATTTTTCACGCGGCTACATGATTGTCGATAGAGTTAACCTTTCAATCCTGCGTGACCCATTCACACAGGCATCAACTGGAAGCGTTAGGTACTATTGTCGGTCAAGGGTTGGCGGACAAGTTGTCTTGCCTGAAGCTATCCGCATTCAAAAGACAAGCGCATAGGAGGGCAACATGGCAGACCTAACACACTCCCTAAAACAAGTCACAACCATTATCAATGCAGTTAAAACTGCTGATGCTAATGGAACTGACGTTGACACAACAGGCTATGAATCAGCTACGTTGATTGTTCAAGTTGGCGCAGAGGGCGATACCCTTGCGGCAAACCTGTTTTTCAAGATTCACATTGAACACGCTGATGATGATGGTTCTGGCTCTGCTAGTACCTATTCAGAGTGTACACAAGCTGAAGTCACTGGAGGCACAATTGCCGCCAATGGCGTTTGGTTGATTCTTGATGGCACAGGTACGGCTGGCTCTGGTGGAAACCCAGACACAGTTGGCTTGGTTGACCGCATTGGTTATATCGGCGGCAAGAAGTTTGTACGCGCAAAGATAAGCAAGTCAGGTACGCATTCCAATGGAACGCCTATTTCGGCTCAGTTTATTTTGGCAAATGCTCGTCACACTGGCGATAACGCAAAAGCTGACCATAACGTCTAAATAAAATAGGGGGGCAAGGTTTAGGTATAAACTGACCTTGCTCCCCACTTCATGGAGGGCTTTATGGCTATAATAATGATTCAAGATGGCATCGGCGTTTCAAATGAACGTGGCTCAATGACCCGCACATATAAAGAAGGTGAAGAACTTTCTAGTGACACAGAATGGGAACAGGCCAGAAACGCAGCTTTTATTGACAGTGGGCTTGCTCAAGAGACTAAGGTTGTAAAACCTACCGAAACTAAGACAGCCGCCCCAGAGAGGGCTAGAAAAGCTGATGGGACGCTAAAGGGCGATGACAAAGGCACTCCAGATGTCAACGAGGCATGGGTGGGCGGTGTTGCACCAAGCGCAAAGGCTAAATCTAAATAGCGTATTGGGGGCATCATGAGCCGTGGAATAACCAATGCGTTAAACACCGTATTCACATCATCACATATCAGGCCGTTTGTTGCGGTTGATTTAGCCTTTTCTGCCGCAAATGTCAGAGTTTGGACAGGGCTGGGCAATATTACTTTTGCAAGCACAACCTTTGTAGGCACTGGTGAAATCTTGGGTATATCTCCAGTAACAGAAAGTGGCGCAGTTCAGGCCAATGGTTTAAATGTTAATTTTAACGGCTTAGATTCAGCGTTGGTTGCAACCGCCCTTACTGAAAATTATCAAGGTAGAAGCGCAAAGGTCTATATAGGCAGTATCACAGATGCCTATGCAGTGGTCGCTGACCCATATCTTTTATTTAGTGGTCGCATGGACACCATGAATATATCAGATGATGGAGAGAGAGCTAACATTCAAGTCTCTTGTGAAAGCCGTTTGGTTGATTTGAACAGGCCAAAAGTCAGGCGTTATACACAGGTTGACCAGCAAACAGAGTTTGCGGGTGATAAGGGTTTAGACTTTATATCTAGCCTTCAAGAAAAATCCATTAAGTGGAGTGCGCCGTAATGGGTTTCTTTAAGTCATTTTTTAAAGCACTAACAAATATAACAACTATCGTTGCTGCGATTGCTGTTGTCGTTATTGCTGGTCCTATTGCTGGCATGGGATACCTTGCAAGCATAGCTGTTTATGCCGCTGCAAGTGCCGCTTTATCAGCGTTATCACCGAAGCCAGATATGCCCAACATGGGGGGTTATGGTGATTATGTTAGTGAGGCTTCATCCCGCACACAGATGATTAAGCAGCCAGCGCAGCCTCGCAGGGTCGCATACGGCAAGGTTCGCGTATCTGGTGTGCTATCTTTTGTAGAAACGACTAATTCAGATAGTGAGTTGCATTTAATTATTTCTCTGGTAACACATGAGATAAATAGTTTTGTTAGCTTCAGGATTGACGAAGATACAGTCACCATGACAGGGCATAAAGTATCCGCCCCAGCAAGGTTTATGGATGGAAGCACTAATCTTGTAGAGATTAACATTCATAATGGCGCAGATGACCAAACCGCAGACACCCTTTTAACGCAAAGAATAAAAGCGTGGACAACTGACCATAGATTGCGTGGCATTGCGTATTTGTATTGTCGGTTAAACTATAATGCTGAAGCGTTCCCGCAGGGGTTGCCAAATATATCAGCCGTAATTGAGGGGAAAAAGGTCTTTGACCCGCGTGATTCAAGCACAGCGTATTCAAACAATGCGGCTCTTTGCATTAGAGACTTTTTGACTGACACTAGATATGGGTTGGCCTGTAGCGCAGATGAAATAGATGACACATCTTTTATTGCGGCGGCAAACACTTGTGATGAGAATGTAACATTAGCTGATGGCACTACGCAAAAGAGATACACGCTTGACGGCACATTTCAAACAAACAGCGCACCAAAAAAGATTATTGAGAATATGCTCACATCATGTGGCGGCATATTAACTTACACCAACGGCAAGTTTCGCTTGCTGGTTGCAGAATACAGAACTCCAGCTATCACTCTCACTCAAGATGATTTTCACGGACCAATACAACTGGCGGCAACTCAAAGTCAGATGGAAAACTATAATTCAGTTAAAGGCGTTTACTCTCCAGAATCAAATGGCTTCATTCCAACTGATTATCCATTTATTACATCAAGCACCTTTGTTTCTGAGGACAACGGCGAGACACGTTACTTAGATTATGATTTGCCCTACACAACAAACTCACCTCGCGCACAGCGTCTTGCCAAGATAGTTCTTTATAGAAATAGGCAACAGGTAGTTCTGCAATGTCAACTTTCTATGAAAGGATTTAACTTAGCAATTGGTGATACTTGTTATGTTACGCTACCAAGATATGGCTTTAGCAGTAAGGTTTTTGAAGTCGCTGAATGGAACATTGCTGTTGTGGGTGGTCTGGATTTAGGGGTTGACGTTACGTTAAGAGAAACCAACAGCGCGGTATATGATTGGAACGCTGAAGAAACTACCTTCCAAGAAGATAATTCAACGCTTCCTGACCCATTTGTAATCCCTGCACCAATAGTAACAGCAACAGACATTGTTCAAACATTCCAGCAAGGCGCAATCACAACCTTGCAAATAAATGTAAGCTCACCAAGCGTTTATGCAAATCAATTTGAAGTTGAGGCTAGGGTAAAGGGAGACGCCACATTTACCGCATTAGGCACTCAAAAAGCTGGAATATACGAACTGGTTAATGTTGAAGATAATACAACATATGAAATTCGCGCTAGGTCAATAAGCACATTTCAAACAAAATCAGGCTACACGACTATAGAACACACGATTGCTGGAAAGGCTGGCACTGCGCCATCTACTGTTGCTGATTTCACCCTAGACTATTTGGGGTCTAATGCGCTTCTTACATGGACACCAGTGACGGATGCAGATTTATCTCACTATGTAATACGCCACCAAGGGGTCACAAGCGGGGGTGACTTCTCAAGCGGCATAACCATAGCGCAAAAGGTATCAAGGCCAGCCAACAGCGTTATAGTGCCAGCCTTAGAGGGTACATATTTCTGTGTGGCGGTTGATAAGTACGGTAACAATTCAGCCGTAGCCGCCCAGACCATAGGGATTATTGATGAAGCTCCTGTTTCGGCTAATTTCAAAGTGGTTGCAACCAATACACAAAACCCATCATTTGCAGGGGTTAAGACTAATGTAATCAAACCATCAGATGAAGATGTGCTTGTTCTTGAGACAACTATTTTATTTGATAGCGGCTCTGGCCTGTTCGATGATGCTGATGGATTGTTTGATGGCGGTGTGGATGGCGTTGTTGCAACAGAAGGTTTTTATGACTTTGACAGCGTGGTTGATTTAACCGCCAAGCAAACCTCTAGGGTGTCTTTCAATATTACGCAAACGCGCCGCCAATATGATGTAGTCAAGCCAGCCTCTCAGGGAACAACAGATTGTGAATTGCAAATAGCAACCACAGATGATGACCCTACCAGCGGTTCAGCTACGTTCAGCGCGTTCTCAAGAGTGGTGGCTGGAGATTATTCAGCGAGGGGCTTCAAGTTTAGATTGAAGATGAACACAATAGATATTGATGACACGCCTGTTGTCTCTGCTTTACAGGTAAATCTATCGCTAGAAAAGCGCGCAGAATCACAAGGCAACCTAGCCAGCGGAACATCAGGAAGCGGCAAGGTCATAACATTCCCTACAGCATTTGGCTCTATTGATGGTATAACAATCATGGGACAGAATATGAATAGTGGCGAGTTCTATCAAGTAACCAACAAGACAACCACAGGGTTTACTATTACATTCAAGGAATCAAATGGAACTATTGTGGACAGAACATTTGATTATGTAGCACAGGGTCACGGCAAGATAAGCGCATAGGAGCAAGCATGGCACAGCACGATTACAACATAGCCAATCAAACATTCCCCGCCACCAGAACGGATATAAATAATGTTCTGGATGCTATAGTGTCATTGAACTCTGGGGCTAACCAGCCATCAACGCCCTATGCTTATGAACTGTGGTATGATACAACTACAGATATATTGAAGATTAGGGATTCATCAAATGGTGCATGGCTTGACCTTTTTACATTTGACCAGACTACAAACACTGTGACAGCCGTTGCGGGTGCAGAAGACCCAACAGCCATAGCGATTGCGCTAGGATAAGGAGAGAAAAATGGCAGATGACGCTTTAGTATCGCTATCAGTTACAGCATTGCCTGATGAGATAGCCCAAACATTCTCTGGCAACCTCAGTGTTGCGCCAGCGGATGCCAATGATAAATGGTATTACAAACTATCAACCATCACCACAACAAGCGGTGATTTAATCGCTGGTTCGTTTTTAGATTACACAGCGGTTGCGGCGGCAACAGCCCCAACAGCTATAACAACCAGTGACAAAGTAAAGTTCTTGATGATACAGAACCAAAGTACCGCAGATGGCATTGTTATTTGTCTGGATGGTGGTACAGCCGCTTATGACCTAGTTGATGGTATATTTATAGGACCAAGCCAAACATTCACTATTAGATGCCCAAATACTACTGTGGGGAACTTACACGCTGTGTCGGCTGATATTGATTCGGCTGGTGACGCTTCTGTGACTGCAATAGTGGCGGCGTTGATTGACGATGTAGCGTAAAGGGGTAAGCGCATGGCAAATAATTTTGATAGAGCAATATTAGACGGCTCGACTTTGCCAGCTAATACTGCGTTCACCCTCTACACTTGCCCAACCACAGTCACCACTAAAACTGTTGGCATTGGGTTGTTGTTCTCAAATGTTGGCTCATCACAGGTTTTGGTTACGCTTTCTTTTAACGGTATAAGCACCATGAAAGACATTCCAGTTCCAGCGGGTTCATCATTAGAATATTTCGGCGGCAATAAGATTGTTATGAAAAGCGGGGATGCTATACAGTTATCATGTGATACAGCTAATTCGCTAAATGCTTATTGGTCGTATATGGAGATAACCTAATGCCATATCTGGGGAACATTCTTGCCAAATCATTTAGCGCGGTTTCTTACCAAGACCTCACAGGGCAAAGCGGCACAGGTTTTACCCTTGACCACGCTGTGGCAAATGCCAATGAGGTTGAGGTTTTTGTAGAAAACGTCCGTCAAGAGCCGAATGTAGCCTATACAGTATCAGGCACAACTATGACCATGACAGGCACAGTTGCATCCACAGATGATTTCTATGTGGTGTTTCAAAGCAAGGCTCAACAGAGCATCACGTTGCCAGCAAACATAACAAGCCCCACCACATTTGGCGGCGGGGTGACATTTGCGGGTGATGCAACATTTAGTAAGGCCATGCAGGGCAATACGCAAACCGCCTCAATCAGTAGCACAACAACCCTTGATTTTGATACGTTTCAAAATTTCATTCTTACGTTAGGGGCAGCAAGTATCAGTCTTGCCAACCCAACAACTGAGGCGGTGGGTCAAACAGGGTTCATAATCTTCATACAAGACGGAACAGGCAGTAGAAGTGTCAGCCCTGCTAGTGACTACATAACACCCGCTGATACTGCTCTAACGCTCTCTACAGTGGCTAATGCGGTTGATTTGGTTCCATATGCAGTTCAGGCCAGCAATAAGATACTTTTGGGAACGCCCCAACTCGCATTTAGTTAGGAGGCAATATGTCAGGAGTGTTTGGTAATCCTTGGCTATATAATGCCAACCCCCCTTTTTATAACTATCTAATTAATCAGTCTTTGCGCTTTGACATTGCAAGCAGCACAAATTTAACCCGAACAGCAGGTAGTCCAAGTGATGGCAAAAAGGCAACATGGTCGTGGTGGATGAAAAAGTCTGATGTTGTTAGTGATACGAGCACTAGCTACAGGACAATTTTTTATTCTGGGTCTCCAAATTCAGATGGCTTTTCAATCGCTTTTATGCGTTATGGTACTGACCACTACCATGAACTTATAGTTAAACAAGACAACGGTGCAAGCGCAGCGCATATGTTTTTGTATACAAATGCGTTTTATAGGGATGTGTCTAGTTTTTATCATTTTGTTGTTAGTTACGATAGTACAGACTCAACAGCCGCTGATAGAATAAAAATATATGTTAATGGCACTCGACAGACTATCAACACCTCTGGCAGCAATACTAACCCATCATTAAATCATATTCCTTCTTTTCAAGTCAGTGGTAAAACTCTTAGGATTGGGGAAGGTAGGACTGATGCCGATGAACATATAGGCGGCTACCTAGCTGAAGTAGTTTTTATTGACGGTACAGCTTACGATGCAAGTAACTTTGGCGAGACGACTGAGGGTGTTTGGGTCGCAAAAGATTCCAGCGGTTTGACATTTGGGAACAACGGCTTCTACCTACCTTTTGATGATTCCAGCGCAATCGGTGATGACGAAAGCTCTAATACAAATGATTTTACAGCAAATAATTTTTCAGCCCACGATGTCGTACCAGATAGCCCAACTAATAATTTTGCTGTTGGTAATCCATTATCAAGTCAAAGTAATAACACATTTACTGAAGGTAACTTAAAGGTCACTGGTAGCGGCGTTAATTATTACAATTACTTGTCATCTATGGGTATGGAGACTGGCGGCAAGTATTACTTTGAGGTCTACTCAAACAGGCGAGATAGTTCTTATTGGGCTGTTGGAATTTGTAAGCCAAACGTATTTGCTCATGGGATGAGTGTTTATAACACGGCTGGGTCTATGGCATTACAGCAAGGTGCTTCAGTTTATTACCTTAATTCAGCAATAGGAACTACAACAAATCGGTATAATAGTACCGCATATCTATTTAGCTTTGCCATTGACCTTGAGAACAACATATTTCATTTCAGGGCAGATGGGGGTACTTGGGAAAATAGTGGAGACCCCGCTGGGGGTAGTGGCGGCTATGCTATTCCAGCGGCAATGCAAGGCGAAACATTAATGCCTTGGTTTGGTCCCAATGGTGGCAACTTTCAAATTCTTAACTTTGGTCAAGACAGTTCATTTGCTGGCAATAAAACAAGTGGCTCTGCGGGTGCATCTGATGCAAATGGTGTGGGCGACTTTTATTATGCGGTTCCGTCTGGGTTTTTATCTTTAGCATCTGCTTCTCTCCCAGAGCCTTCTATCATTGATGGTTCTAATCATTTCAACACGGTGTTGTACACTGGCAACAGTGGAACACAAGAAGTTACTGGAGTTGGGTTTAAGACCGCATTTTTATGGGGGAAAACGAGAAATGATACTTTTTCACACGCTTTGCATGATTCTGTGCGTGGTTTTGGTCAGCGTCTTGTTACTAACGATGATGTCGTGGAATCAACTAGGGCTGATAGCATAACAGCGGTGGGGTCTGACAGCTTTACTTTAGGTTCTCAAGGAGATTTGAATACAAGCGGAAAGACGATGGTTGCTTGGAATTGGAAACTTGGCGGTGATTCTCCAACCAAGACATATAAGGTGGTTGTGGTAAGTGATAGCGGCAACAAGTACAGATTTAGAAACAGTGCGGATGATACGACATATGCCGCCAGTGCAGTAACCTTAGATTTGCAAGAAGGCGGCACATACACCTTTGACCAATCAGATAGCAGTAATTCAGGCCACCCATTCAGGTTTTACACAGCGGCAGATAAGTCTGGCGGAGAATACACAACAGGAGTAACGACAAGCGGCACGGCGGGTTCAGCGGGTGCAACAGTCACAATAATACTCGCGGCTAGTGCGCCAACTCTTTATTATCAATGTAGCGCACACGCTGGCATGGGTGGACAGATAAACACAAACTCAACTCATGGCTCAACAAATTTTGATGGCACTTTGATTGCAACGGTATCAGCAAATGTTGAGGCTGGGTTTAGTATTGCCACATGGACAGGGAACAATGTTGAAAACACCATTATCCCGCATGGGCTTGGTGGAACAATTGATTGCGTCATAACAAAATCTAGAACCATTGTAACCAGCCCTTGGTTATTTTTACATTCAGCTATTGCATCTGATACCGCTAATATATTGAGGCTAAATGCAACAGCGGCGGCTACCAATGGATCTAGTACATTAGCTTATGGGAATCCTGAAGAGCTAACATCAGTAGGTTTCAAATTGGGTAGAGGCACTAGCTCTAGCATGAACTATGTAAATGGCACTGGAAGAACCTATGTCGGGTATTGTTTCAAAAATGTTGACGGATTCCTGAAATGCGGAGAATACACTGGTGGGGGCGGCACAGATGGCTCATACGTCCATTTGGGTTTCAGGCCAGTTTTCGTTCTTTTGAAAGAGAATACAGTAAGAAACTGGGTCATATCTTATGATGATGAAACATATTATAATGGCCTAACCCATTCTCTTTTCCCAAATATAACGCAAGCAGAAGATGAAAATGTAAGGTTAGATTTTTTATCTAATGGTTTTAAGTTACGCACAACATCAACTTCATGGAATGACACTGGCGGCAGTTTCATATATATCGCTTTTGCTGACCAACCTCAGAAATATAGTAATGCCCGATGATAGGAGATAGAAATGCCGTGGAAATATAAAAGCATGACTTTGAAGGAAGGCAGGGCATGGACTGATGATGAGGGCTATCAGCATCCCAAAAATTGGGCTATGTGGGACACACCAACAAAGACCTCAAGAGGTCTGGTTTGGGAAGATGAAGCCGCGCCTTTTGATAACAAGTTTTATTCTGGGCGTGATGCAGATGGAAAGCTGGTAGAAAAAAGCCTAACAGATACCCTATGGGTAGATGGAGAGGGTAAGGCAGTCATAGATGAAATGACAGGCGCACAGGGCGTAACAGATGGCTTGAAAAACAAACACATAAAAGAAACCAAACAAAGAGCCAACAGCTTGCTTGCCCCTACAGATTGGATGGTTGTTAGAAAAGCAGAAGATAGCTCAAAAAACATTGCTTCAAAATACTCAACTTATAGGGCGGCAATCCGCACAGCTTGCGCGGCAATAGAGCAAGATATAAATGATTGTAGCTCTTTAGCGGAGTTTATGGCATTATGGGACACGCCAATGAAAGACGATGAGCCAAGTGGCAATGCGCCAATCAATAATTGGCCTGATGTGGTGGAGTAAGATATGGCATTATCTAAAATAAGTAATGGCTCAACTGATGGCACTGTTGCTGGCGGTAAGGTTTTGAAAGTTCAAACAAACCCAATTACTGCGTTTGGTGACTTAACTTTATCCAACACTCACACTGATTTATTTGGAACTGAACATTCTTTTACTAGAACAGTTAGTAACAGTAAAATTCTCGTTAATTTTAATTTAAAAATGACTTCTCTTTACAACGCAATTATTTGCATGAACAGAAAAATTGGCAGTGGAAGCTATGCTATAGTTAACAAAGGAGCCACTGGAACAAGTAATGGCAGAACAGCGCAAGGCACTGGGTACACAGGCCAAATTTTCAACTCTGTGTCAGAAAATGCTATGGGATATGGGATTCACGCACAAAGTTATATTTTTTTAGATGAAACTGGAGAGGGTTTAACTGACACAACTGACCCTATAACCTATAAGATAACAGGGTTAAGTGGTGGCGGTGGCGGCGCAGACAAACTTTACCTAAATATTTCTGGGTATGATGGTACTAATTACAATTATACAACAGAATCTAGTGTCACTTTTATGGAAATAGCTGGATAATACAAACGCAGACTAAATAAGAGGATGCTATGACACAGGCAAGGACAATTGCAGATTTCGTTTCTGGCACAACAACTATTACAGGGAATCCTACTTTTTCTGGGACTGTAGCGGGGGCTGGTTCTATGGAATTGATAAGCACTCTTACCTACAGCACTCCCGCAGCAACTATTGATTATGATAATCTCAGCACAGATTACGACAGTCTGCAATTTTATTTTAACATGCACTCTTCTACTGACGGTGTACGATTTTTCTGTAGGTTTCTTGATTCTAGCGGCGCACAAATTACAGCGGCTAATTCATACGGCTTTTGCACAACCACTGACAATTCAGTTTCAAGCGCAGACGATGATAACCTGATGGCTCTTACAGCATCAACCATAGGAAGTGATACCCACGAGGGTGCTAGAGGCACTCTTAACCTTCTTGGGAGGAATTATGTTGTCGCAACAGACAGTGTTCCACCAACTATCTGTGGATTTATTCAAGGTCATTATCAAAGCAATGTATATTCTGGCGGTCCTTTTTACGGTGGTTTAAACAGTTCAAGTGTCCAAACAATTCGTGGGATTCGTTTTGGTGTTAGTTCTGGAAATATAGAAAAGGCTAAAATCCATTTATTTGGGGTAAGATGCACATGAAAAAATATGTAAACGGACAACTGCTTGATATGGCTTCTGATGAAATTACGGCTCGTAACGCAGAAGTAAAAGCGTGGACTGATGGTCAAGCTGACCGTGATATAGCGGCTCTGAGAACTGAACGTAACAAACGATTGGCTGATACAGATTACTTGGCTTTGTCTGACACGGCTGATGCTACATCTGCCCAGACAACATACCGACAAGCCCTTAGAGACATCACAAATAACGCTACATCACTAGATGATGTTACTTGGCCTACGAAACCATAAGGAAGAACGATGCCATATTTAGGTAAATCACCAGAGTTTGGAGTCAGGGAGAGGTTCTATTTTACCCAGACAAGTGCGGGTGCGACTTCTATTTCTGGCTTTGATGATAACGGCACATCTCTTAGGTTCACAGATGGCAACTATGTGGATGTCTATTTGAACGGCGTTCTGTTGGTTGATGGGGTTGATTACGGAACAAGCACAGCTAATACCATAAGCTCATTATCAGCATTGGCAGATGAGGATGTTATTGAGGTTGTTGCTTATGATGTTTTTAACCTTGCCAAGAATAACGCTGAAGTAACACGCACAAGATATTACAAGACCGCCTCTGGTAGCGAGACCTCTATAAGCGGCAATGATGATAGCGGTGTGGCAATAACATTTCCCGCTGGCGCACAGTTAGATGTTAGCTTGAATGGCGTATCGCTTGTAGCGGGTACAGATTACAATACTAGCACAGCCAATACTATATCAGGTCTTTCAGCGTTAAGCGCAGGGCAAGTTATTGAAATAGTAAAATATGAAAAGTTTGTTGTCAGCGACACAGTTAGCGCGGCGGCTGGTGGCACGTTTGGCGGGGCTGTCAGCATCAATTCCTCAAACTTCAAGATGCCTGACTTAACTACTAATGCCTTTTATCGCACTGGTACATTTACCCCAATTTATTCTTCAGCAGGAGTTACAACAGCCTATGAAAGCAATTTGTTTACTGATGCGTCTTATACTATTCAAAAGGGCGATTACGTTAGAATAGGGGATATGGTTCACGCAACTATATTTGTTAAACTAGATTATTCAGCCGCAGCTTTTGCCAATGGTGGTGCGGCTGGACAAGGCCTAGCATTTATGGGACTGCCATTTAAAGTAAAAAATGTCACAAATTATTTTCCAATGACTTCCACCGTTTATTTCAATGTTGACACTGCTGGTGGTTGGTCAAGTTACAATTGGGTTGGATTTGGGAGGCCTGATAAAAAAGATATTACACTTTACTATTCAAGTGCTGGTGGAACTGTATCTGCAATAACTTCAACAACTGTATATACAACAGGTTCAAATGACCACGATTCAGAAGTTATGGTGCAACTCACTTACGAAACAGACGAGGCTTAAATGAGCATTGCAGAACACAATAAACATGAGCGTGACAGGCTTCTCATTGCTTGCGATTGGTGGGCTAGTTCTGATTTGACCATGACACAGGCGCAAATTGATTATCGCCAAGCACTGCGAGATATAACAGAACATTCTAATTGGCCTAATTTATTAGATAATGATTGGCCTAAAAGGCCGTAGGGGTTGATATGAGTAGAGCAAGAACATTAGCGAATTTCGTAGGCGGCACTTCAACCATTGTTGGAAACCCAACATTTACTGGAACAACAGTAGGCGCGGGTAAAATCGTACAGATTAAACAAACAGTTTTTAAAGGCCAATTTAATACCACAATCACAACCGCTGGGCATGAGCAAGTTTGTACAGGATTGAATTGCACTATTACACCAACAAGCTCAAGCAACAAAATATTGGTTCAATATTCTATCCACGTGGGCTGCACAATTGGTTATGACAATGCTATTAACGTATATAAAAATGTAACAGCAAACTCTGGCGCACACCCTCTAGGCACTAAGTTATTAGATGCAAGTGGAGCCGTTATTGAAGGTACTCGTCAAGGAAATAGGCCACCGTCCACAGGTAATTTTATGCCATATAGTGGTCAAGATGATACTTATAGATTACTTCCTGTTGCCTTAAATCTTATAGATCACCCAAATAGCACAAGTGCGCTAACTTATAGTATTGCTTTCAGGAGTTATGCTTATACAAGTACATCTTATATTTTTGTAAACAGAAGTCATAGATTTCAGGAAAGTACCGCTGCTGATTTGTACGACAACTGTCCTGTGAGTACAATAACTTTGATGGAGGTAAGTTAATATGAGTATAACGCAAATGACACAATCAGCCCCTAACGCTCATCTAGCGGCACAGCACATTTTAGAAAGGACAGATTGGACACAGCTTAAAAATTGTGGATTAACTGATGATTGCATTGCTGAATTTGTTACATATAGAGCAGCAATTCTTGTTATTAGAAAACAAAGTGATGTGTTAAGTAAAAGGCCATCTGAATTTACATGGCCTGATTTGCCTGATGAAGTTTGGAAGTAGGGGCTTGATATGAGTGGATTAACAATAACTACTGCGCCAGCTAATGAGCCGCTTGATGCCGCTGAAACCATTTCATATTTGCGGCTGGACTCTGGTGTAGACACCACACTTGTTGATAATCTCATACAGGCGGCTAGGTTCTGGGTAGAAGATTACACCAACAGAACATTGCTCACGACTACATTTACCTTATCGCTGGATGGAATAGGCTATGTTGATGTGCCTATTAAAGAGGGTTTCCACACAGGATATTCTGACACGCCAAGAATAAATTACATAGAATTGCCAAAGTCACCAGTACAGTCAGTAACCCACATCAAGTCATACACAGATGATAACACAGCCTCAACTCTTGCTACATCTAATTATTACAGCGATTTGGTAAGAGAGCCAGCGCGGATTGTTCTGCGTGATGGCGGGTCATGGCCTACAGATTTACGCAATGCAAATGGAATAGAGGTTGAATATATAACTGGCTATGGCGATTCAAGGGCAACTGTCCCAGAGCCAATTCGTGTTGCTATGCTGGAATATATTTCATTTTTGTATGAACACAGAGGTGATGATGAGGGCAGAGCGTTAAACCCGCCAATGATGATTACCTCTTTATTGCAGCCTTATGTTATTATGAGATACGGCGTTAGCTCTTATGGTGGGGGTATGGGTTTTGGCTATCGGTAAGATGCAACATTCTCTGGCTTTGCAAGCAAAGGGTTCAAGTGCAGATGGTGGCGGCGGTTCATCTGGTGCATTTTCTACGTTTGCAACCACATTTGGCAGAATAGAGGCTCAAGGTGGCGGTGAGAGGTTCTTTGGTGACCAGAATGAAGGTCGCACAACTCACAAAATCACAATAAGGTTTAGGCGCAATCTTACAGTAGCGCACCGCATCCTGTATTCTTACACAGCGGATGGGGCAAGCTATACTCGCACGTTTAATATTCGCAGAATTGAGAACAAAGGTGAGCGTGATAAGTATCTTGAAATTTTAGCCGAGGAAGGCGTTGCAACCTAATGGCTAGGGTAACTACCAAAATAGTACGCAAGCCCCGCACACAGGCTGTAATCAAGGATTATGAGGGTAGTTTAAGGGCTTTGGTTGGCAGGGCTGGCAATCTGGTGCGAAATACAGCCGTTCAATCTATTAATCAAGGGGCGGCATCTGGGGTCACTTATGAAAAGTACAACCCGCGCAGAACACATACAGCATCAGCCGCAGGGCAGCCCCCTGCCACAGACACAGGCTTTCTAGTAAATAACATTGTCTTAGATATAGACACCAATGGGCTAGGGGCTAATGTAGAGAGCCGCGCTGATTATTCATCATTCTTGGAGTTTGGCACATCTAAAATGGCGGCTAGACCTTTCATGCAACCCGCGTTAGAAGAAAATAAACCAAAGATTAATCGTTTGGCTAAACAGATGGTGAAGGCTAAATAATGGCACTGCATAGCTGGGAATTACAGAAAGCGGTATATGGCAAGCTAACAGCCGCCAGTATTACTGATTATGCTGGTGATGCAATTACTGGTGTGTTTGATGATGTGCCAACAGATACAGCTTATCCGTATGTTGTTATTGGTGATGAAACAGCAACCAATATCTCAGCAAAAGATAAGGATTTGCATGAACATACGTTGACTATTCATATATGGTCGCAATATCGCGGAAACCGTGATATAAAAGAAATCATGGAACAGGTATATGCCGCATTGAATGATGTGTCATATACTGTTTCGGGTGCTTCTGGGGTGAACTTGAAACATGAGTTTCAAACAACGCTCACAGAGGGTGATGGGATTACACGGCACGGTGTCATGAGATTTCGTGCGGTTGTGGCGGATAGCTAAAGGAGACTAAAAATGCCAGGTCCACAAAAGGGTTCAGCCCTCTTAATGAAAATCGGTGATGCAGCAAGCCCAGAGGTTTTCACAACAATCGGTGGTATGCGTTCAACATCTTTAACCTTGAATGATGAGATGGTTGACGTAACAAATAAAGACTCAAGCAATGCAAGAACTATCTTGGCGCAGGGTGGGGTGAACTCTGTCAGTGTTTCAGGCAGTGGTGTTTTCACAGACAGCACATCAGAGGGAACACTCAAAGGCAAGTTCAACATATCAGCCTTAACTAATTATCAGTTCCTTGTGCCTGACTTTGGTACGTTCACAGGTGCATTTATGTTGACCACCCTTGAATATGGCGGCGAGTACAATGGTGAAGTGACTTACAGTTTTACCTTTGAAAGCTCTGGCGCAATTACATTCGCTACGGTGTAATGAATGACTTGGGTTCAAGTAGAAATTGAAGTTGGTGGTAAGACCTTTAACGGACACATGATGTCTGATGAAGATGCCACCATCTTTAATATTCCCCCTGCCTCAGAATTAAAGGTGGATGGGAAATTCAAATGTGGTGGTCAAACATATACCGCCGCTAGTGTTCACGATATTGCCCAGAGGGGCGAGGAATTATTGGTAGAAGCCAAGGAGAAAGCGGATGTCAAATCCAAAGCGCGGGGAGCTAGAGATAGTTCTGGGGGAGAAGAAATATAAAGGCAAGGTGACGTTAGACGTTATCATGCGTATAGAGCGTCAAATGGGCAAAGGTATTGTCAAGGTGGCGCAATCTCTTTCTGAAGCAGACATAACGACTGAAGAGATTATTGCCATTATAACCCCTGTTGTAAGAGGGGGCGGCAATGACATCAAAGAAGCGGACATAAAAAAAGATGTTTGGGAAGCTGGCCTCGCAGATGGTATTAGGGTTTGTGGTGAAATAATTGCTCAAACGCTAGGCGCGGGAGAAGTTGAGGGAAACGAAGAACAGGCGGCAGCGTTATTGTAAATGAGTTGCCTTGGGATGATTGGATGGAAGTAGGCCTTGGCAAAATGTCAATGTCACCAGATGTTTTTTGGGGTATGAGTTTTCCAGAGTTTTATGCCGCGATAGCAGGTTTTGCGGAGTTTCATTCGGGTGGTAAGCCGCCGCCGCTAACAAGAGATGGGTTAGAGGAGTTGATGGAACTCTACCCAGACTAAACAAGAAAGGTGTCTAACAAATGGCAACAACAGTAGATACCTTACTGGTTCGTATTGAGGCTGATTTAGGTGGCTTGCGTAGAGACTTGCAAAGAGTTGAGCGAACCACAAAGCAGTCTTCAGATAAAATGGGGCGTAGCCTCAAAAACATTGATTCTGGATTTTCAAAAATAGGAAGAACAGCAAAAGCACTTGCCCCAATATTGGCTGGTGCTTTAGGCGTTGGAGCTATTCGCGGGTTTATTAGAGTTGGCTCAGAGGTTGAAAATCTTAGGGTCAGGTTAAGATTTTTGTTTGGAGATGTCAAAGAAGGCGCAAAAGCCTTTAAGGTAATGACTAAATTCGCATCAGAAGTTCCGTTTTCATTAGAGCAAATTCAACAAGCATCTGGCACTTTGGCTTCTGTTTCTAAAAACGCCTCTGAATTAAACGAAATGTTAAGAATAACAGGCAATGTTGCGGCTGTTTCTGGCCTTGGCTTTGCTGAAGCGGCTGGTAACTTGCAAAGGGCTTTTTCTGCGGGTGCTAATTCAGCAGACCTGTTTAGAGAGCGTGGCATTTTAGCTTTAGCTGGTTTTGAAGCGGGGGCTAAAGTTTCAATAGATGAAACAATAGCTAAGTTTTCAGAGGCTTTTGGTTCGGGCGGCAAGTTTGATGGCGCAACCGCTGAACTGGCACAAACCACTGATGGCCTTGTTTCAATGTTGGGGGATGCTTTTCTTGCTTTTCAGAGGGCGGTTTCTGATGCTGGTTTATTGGATGCTTTCAAAGAGCTAGTCAAACTTTTAACAGAAAACATGAAACAAGCTAAAACATTTGGTCATGTTTTGGGAAAAATTTTAGCTGGCTCAATAAGAGTTGTCAGTAAAGCCTTGGAGTTTTTGCTTGATAACCTTAGAAGTGTAACTATAGCCTTGACGGTTTTCTTGGCGGTTAATATAGCCGCTAAAATAGCTGGTATGGTTACTGCTCTATACGCCCTGTCTAAAGCATTGGTCACTGCAAGAATAGCCCAAGTTGCATTAAACAAGGCTATGCTGAAAAACCCATTTATTTTAGCCGCAACAGGAGCCGTATTGTTAGCGTCTGAACTTGGCGCATTAGATGGGGTTTTTGAGATACTCAATGCTCACTTTGAAGAATTTTTTGACATTGCTGATGTTGGCACAGATGAAATAGAGGATTTAGACACCGCTATAGCTGGCCTTGGCAAAACCTCTAAAGCTGCGGCTGAAACAGATTTAACCAAAACCATTACCTCGCTCAAAGAAGAGGCAAAAATGGCAAACGCTGAATTGGCTGGTATGGACGCTGCATTTATAGCGGCTTTGAAATCGGCTGGTGGTTTAAGCAATATTCAAGGCAACACCATTTCACTTCCTAAAGATGAAAAAGAAGCCAATACCTTGGGGGTTGGGTTAACTGGCGACCAAGTTATGCAAATAGAAAGACTTGTCAAAGCCAATAAAAAGGCCACATCAGCAAGAGACGCTCATAATGAGGCTCTTGAAGAAGGCAAAGCCATAGCTCAAGAGTTTATTCCAGAACAGGAAATACTTCAAAAACAGCTAGACAATGTAAGGCTTGCCATGAGTACAGCGGCTACAGAAGATTTGCCACTGTATAAAGAAGCCATGAAAGATTTGCAGTTTCAGATTAAGATGACTAACCCTCAATTTGAGTCTCTATTCAATGCAGCCACGCAAGCCGCAGATGGTATTTCAAACGCTCTTGCTGATGCTTTTGTAAACGGCAAACTATCATTGCAAAGCCTTGGTGATGTTTTCAAACAAGTCATAAAACAGATGATAGCTGATGCTATTAAGGCTCAAATAATAAAAATGTTGATGAGTGCCGCTACTGGAGGTTTTTTTGCTGGGGGCGGTTCTGTTGGCTCTGGCTCTAGCTCTATGACGTTTACATCTGCATCTGATAGCTTTGCTTCTGGTGGCAGAATACCAGCAAGGGCTGGTGGTGGTCCTGTGATGGTTGGGGAGCGTGGTCCTGAGTTGTTCATACCTCATAGCTCTGGGGTCATTAGAAACAACCACGACACCATGAACATGCTGGGCGGCTCACCGCAACCAGTGGTTAACCAAACCATTAACATTGACACAGGTGTTTCACAAACAGTCAGGGCAGAGGTAATGAGTATGATGCCAAGGATTAAATCTGAAACGATACAAGCAATGATTGACGGAAAGCGCAGGGGTAACTCAATCAGTAAGGCATTTGCATAATGGCGGCTCCATCCTATCCATTGACACTTCCATCAGCCCCAGCCTTTCAAAAGGCTCGTTGGTCACTAAAACGTGTTACAGCGGTGTCTGAATCACCATTCACAGGTCAGCAACAGGTATATGATTATGGCTATGCTCTGTGGACAGCCGCACTGACTTTACCGCCTATGTTGCGGGCTGATGCAGCTAATTGGGAAGCGTTCATGATGAAGCTGCATGGAAGGACTGGCACGTTTTTGTTATATGATCCAGATGCCAAAACCCCACAAGGTGGTGTTACTACTAGCGCAACTTTGAGTGGGGCGGTTGCCGTTGGAGAGTACACAATAGACATAGACACCAATAACGCCAATCTAACCAATGTGTTCAAGGCGGGTGATTATATCCAAATAGGCACAGCGGCATCTGCAAAATTATACATGATTGTTGATAACGCCAATTCAAACGGAGCAGGGATAGCTACAGTCAATATTGAGCCACCTATCAAAGCTGTGGCAAGTGATGGCGCGGCAGTCAATTACACCAGCGCGGTCGGTGTTTTTAGAATGGATAGCGCAGATTTGGGCTGGGATACAGATGAGGTTTCAAAGTTTGGTATAACATTTTCATGCACCGAGGCTTTGTGATGGAAGATGTAACAATGTCAAATGTACTGTGGTTTATAACTACATTATTAGTCGGGTTTTTTATTAGAACCATGTGGGAACGAATTAGTGTTCTGGGTAAACGAATAGATAACTGGTCAACAGTCATGCCAGAAACTTATGTGCGGCGCGATGATTATCGTGATGACATAAAAGATATAAAGGATATGCTTGGCAAAATCTTTGACCGTTTAGAGATGAAGGCAGACAAATGAACAAGAACAGATTTATTTCGCAAATCCGCTTCCATGAGGGCGTTGAGAGTAAGGTATATAAAGACCACCTTGGAATTGAGACTATAGGGGTGGGTAGGAACCTGAAAGACCGTGGCCTGTCAGAGGATGAGATTGATTACCTTTTGACCAATGATATTACAATCATTGAGAATGAGCTTGACAAGTCATTCCCTTGGTGGCGGGATTTGGATGAAGTGCGTCAACGTGCGTTAGCTGATTTGGCTTTCAATATGGGTATCCCTAGATTGCATGGCTTTGTCAAAATGCTTGGCGGGTTACAGCGCAGAGATTATCATGCCGCCGCAGAGGAATTGCTTGATTCCAAATATGCGAAACAGGTAGGCGCAAGGTCAGAGCGTGTTGCTGGCATGATAAGAACAGGTGAAGATAGCGCGGAGTTTTAATGTATGAAACCATAGTGATTGTTTGCGCTTTTGGGGTGGCAACAGTAGGTCACACTTATCCTTACAAAATGCACACAGTATGCGAGTATTTTTGTGAGCGTAGTCAAAGCAAATATCATTATTACTATAATCCAGTAACGGTCATTCCTTATGGGTACACTTGCCCACAAAGTAAGCGAGTGACTTTTGAAAAGTGGGTTAAGAAAAAGCGGTGAATCTTATGTATGAGTACAAAATCAAAGAAGTGGTCAAGGTGGTTGATGGAGATACTATCGACATAATTATTGATTTGGGCTTTGACCTCACCAAAAAAGAGCGTGTGCGTTTAGCTGGCATTGATACGCCAGAAAGCAGAACCAAGGACTTGGAAGAAAAAGAGCTTGGTTTAGAAGCCAAAGAATTTTTAGAACGCCGCATAGCTGATTGCGATAACCTATGGGTGTCTACAGAAAAAGATGGCAAGTATGGTCGGATGCTAGGCAACATCTGGTGCGGGGTAATTAACATCAATGAGGAAATGGTCAGCCGTGGTTATGCGTGGTCTTATGATGGCGGCAAAAAAGAAAAGAACCTAGATGACCTCAGAACGATAAGAGGAATTATATAAAGGATGTTTAACATCCACCACACAACTGAGGTGGCTTATGTTCTTGTGATTACTATGTGGGGGAATACTGGTACTGTCTGGGAGTACATTGGCAATCAAATTGTTTTGCAGCAAAAAATGACAGAAGCGCAGTGCGAGTATTTAATTGATGAAGAAATGTGGGAAGCGACATATCAAAATAAATATTTCCGCATGATGGCGCATTGCTTTCCAGAAGATTGTGCAGGGAAGAAAAGTTGTGAGTGAAGAAAAGAAAAAGCCTGTTGAGGTTAATGTTGGGCAAAATAGCTTTGAGCTAGTTCTAAGGATACTAGGCAATGAATTTGTTGCCATTAAGATTGGTTCAACAAATTTCTCTGGGAAGCTAATAGCTGGCTCAATCTTGTTGCTCTTTTTTACCTTTATCATGCTTGAAGTGTTTGGGCTGTCAAAGGCTCTAGGTGTTTAGTAGTGGCAACCAAATTAAATGAGAACACTGAACTATCAATGCCTATCCGCAACCTCATGGGGATGGTTGTTGGGGCGGCTATCGGAACATGGGCATATTTTGGAATCATTGAACGCCTTAATACCATTGAAAATAAGTTTGTATTGATAGAAGCGGATTTAGGTCAAAACACAGAGTTTCGTATCAAATGGCCTAGAGGTGATATGGGGTCGCTGCCAGCCGATAGTGAGCAGTATATGTTGATTGAGCATCTAGCAGAACAGCTTGGAAAGCTACAAGAGCAGATTGATGAAGGCCGCGCACCGCATGACCAGCAACAAAAGCTGACATTAGATTTTTATGAAAAGAGAATTACTAACATAGAAAGCCAAATTGAGAAGATGCGTAATGGAACCAATCATAATTAAAACCATGACATTGATTTTGTATATGAGCGGAGATGTTTCGGAGCATACCGCTTATGAGAAGATTTCTAAATGTTTGAAGGCCAAGCGCACCATAGAGCGAAACCTTTATAAGAAAACAACATCAGTAAGATATTCATGTGAGAATAAAACAGTTGAGGTATCAAAGAACGCAGATGGCTCAAATTACATCGTGAGGATAATAGAATGATACAAGCTCTTATAGGACCAATAGCTAATCTAGCTGGCTCATGGATGGAATCAAAGGTTGAGCAAACCAAGGCCAAGGGTGCGGTAGCCAAGGCAAGGGCTGAAGCGGAATCACAGGTTATGGTCACGATGGCTACGCATGAGGCTGGCTGGGAAAAGATTATGGCTCAATCATCAGACAACTCATGGAAAGACGAAGCTTGGACTATTCTCTTTATAGTCATAATTGCCATGTGCTTCATTCCGTTCACCCAGCAATACGTTGAGGATGGCTTTGCCGCTTTGTCTCGTACGCCAGAATGGTTCCAGTGGGCTATGTACGCTTCAATAGGCGCGTCATTTGGTATTCGCGGCCTCAAGGGATTCAAAAAGTAATGGCTGGGAAGAAAAGCCGCACAGGGTTATCTAATGTGCAGAATGTTAGGCTTGGTGGCCTTATCGCCGTTTTAAGCGGCAGGGAGCCGTATGACTTCATTTTAGGTGGGTTGATAAGCGAAGGGTTCGTTAATGAGGCTGGCGGGGCTTTAAACGTCACAGAAAAGGGTATGCGTGAAAAAGATAGGCTTGTCACCCTTGCGGGGCTTATGGTTGAAAAAGAACACCCCTTATCTGTAAAGCAACAGAACTCTATTTAAATGGCTCACCTGTAATCCAGCAGACCAATGACCACCTGATGCCTTTGGTTAAAGGTGTAACCCTATGAGGCAAAAACGATGGGAAGGCTATGGCTTGTCCAGTGTCAGGCTTAATTGATTGGTCACCTGTTATGAAGAACCCTAGTTCGCCGCCCTCATAATCATCGTTTAGCAATATTGATATGCTTATTTTTCTGGTTGATGCATCACCTCTCCCAATATCCATATGCCAATCATATCCGTTGGATGGTGCTTTATATCGTAGCAGTTGAGGGCGTTCCATTAACCCGCTTATGTTCAATTCAAATGTTTGATTAGCTGTTAAGGCAGCGGTGCAGATTAAAGCATCAATCCAATCATTATCTTCATGGATAACCCAAACATCCGTATCTCTTGTTTTTAAATCCACAACATTTGAATTTTCGGCGTTTATCCTAGCTGTTTTGTGAACATTCTGTGGGTCTTTGTGAAGTTCTATAATATCCCTGCACTGAACTTTGTCTAATTCCAATGGGCTGATAACGCCTAATTCGCCCTGCCTATGGTTTGGCGGTATAACCATGCTCATTTAATCCTCCTATCGCAGTAATTGTTTCAGTGAAACGCAAGAGCTTTCGCTTGTCCACTTTGCCTCGTCCCAAGTCCTGCAACCCAATACAGCATTTAAAACAGCCCATTCAAAAAGTATAACAATAATGAATAGTAAGAATATTGAAGCCGTTACGTTTAACAATGTCCTCATTTGTAAAATCATCCTTAACTCCTATAAAAACGCCCCCAATCAAGGGGGCGATTTGTTTAGTCATTAAATTCATCAGGGTTTAATTTCTGGTCTGCCAAATGTAACCCATAAAGAACCGCCTGTTGTGTAGTTATGTTAAAGCCTAGCCTGTCAGTTAAGCATTTAGCAATGAATTTAGTCTTGCCGTTGACCTTGTTGTTTACATGGTCAGGGTTTTGGTGTTGCTCAAATTGCAAAAGTGGCGCGTGTTTTATCGGCTGACTTTTGCTTATGTATCTATAAACAGCAACGCCATCACGCATTGATTTTGTAATGTCGTGTCCACGGTTTCTGCAATCAGTTATGTAGGTGCTGATTGTTGCTTTGGTCTTGCCTAGCTTTTCAGATATTTGGTTAACTGAACGTGCTTGCTTGTTAATCACTGGCAGAATTATTTCTGCATATTTACGGTTTTCCATCTGGAACTCCTTATCATTTTACTAATTGTTGTAATAAAAATGCGTTGTTACTGGAGCCAAAGTCATCAAGAACGCTGTGACCTCTACCCGCTAAACATCTCGCAACGGCCTTGTGGTTTGTCGGGAATATTGAGTAATCAACTTGCTTTGCTAATTCACGACACTCCATCAAGTCCCTTTGATATACTTGTGCCTCGTCTTTGGAAGCCCTCAAGTCAACCACAGGGTTATAACTACAGGCGGTCAAAAAGCTAACCACAAATGAAAGGAACCAAAGTATCATTAAGGATTGCAAGGTTTTCATATCCGCACCCATAGCATCTTATCAATGAACGCTTTGGCCTCATCAATTTTCATCCATTGGTATGGTGTGTGTTCGCCACATATCATAACATCAAGCGGGTTAACCCTGTTTACAAAACGGTGTGTCGCTTTGCGGATGCCCTCTTCATCTTCATGCTCAATCTCTGGCTTGTAGATATACCCCTTGTGGGAATACTCAGGTGCGTTGTGCCAATTTATCATCATGCTTCTCCATTAACAAATTCATGGTCAAGGTTAATCGTGGTGTTATTTGTCTGTTACCGCTCTCAAGGTGGCAGATCATAGACCTTGTATTGTATCCAAGTATTTCTGCCATCTTGTGTTGCGATACTCCTAGTTTATTTCGCATGGCTCTAAACTCACGCGGCGTTAGAACGTTCTTCATGGAAAGAAATCCCCTCCTCTATTTTTTGATCAATGGGTGCGATTTGCTCCGCTAGAATATCATCAAGTTTGGCTATTACGTCTGTAAGCAATTCACCATTGAATGCCATCGCTCCTTCGCTTTGGAACTTCATGGTAACTTTGATTGCATCTTGAATACAGCTACGGAGTGTCATTGTTACCATGAGGTCATTGTGACAATCATCAAGAATAGCTTGGTCAATATATTCATTTCTGTTTTCAGTGGTCATCGTGGTTTCTCCTAATGGTTTAAGTAAAGATAACATATTGTTTACCAATGTCAACAACTATCTTAGTGCTTTTATAATTCTTCTGGTTTTCTCTTGGTCTGGCAGTTCATCCCATTTTGCTTGCCCCCGAATTTTGGCGGTATCAATGCAATCGTTTTCTCTTTTAATCTGGGTATCATGAATGGTCTTGCCTTTCATATGTTCTGTCTGATGTCTTCTTGCGTCATCTCCAGATATATAATCTTCAACATAAAGGGCAGATGGTATAAGCCATGTTTGTCCTTTGGGTTTCATGCAATTTTGTCCAGATTTATAAAATGATTTCCCTGAACTCCATTTACAGTCGTGGTCAACAACAATTCTGCCTCTATCAGTGATTGCTTCAATTACACAATGTTCGGGAAGCCACATCTCGCTATGACTAGCAGTCGCAATAATAACAACCTTGTCACCCACTTGAGGCGGGTTTTTTGTGTAGTAATCTTTTGTCATCTCCATATCATCTCGCTTATGTCTAAAAGCGTGTCCTATACCGAAGCGACCTCTAAATGTGTCATGGCTTGCGTTAGGCGTGGTTTTCTTTCCATCTTCTTCAAACATTGTTAAATCTCCTATCCCATATATCTTTGTGTTTCTGTTCCCATCTGTAGCTGTCCATAGCGCGGCGCATGATACGCTCGGCTGTCTCCGTCCACACAAGGGCGTTCTCTCTTGCCCATATCCAAGCATACAACTCTTGGGTCAATAGCCTGTTGCGGGGCATCTGGCGGTCTCCTACTATATGCCCAATCTCATGCAGGGCAGACACATAGTATCCAGTGTTCTTGGTTGGGCGGATTTGTATTTCACGCGGATGCCGCCTTGCCCAATAACGAGGCTCAAAGGCTTCAAGGCTCTGGTATGTCACCTTTATCTTGTGGGTTGCACATAATTCCATAACATGCAGAGCCATCTCTATCCGTTTAACGCTCATAATGTACGCCCTCTACCATGTGGTCTAAAACCTCAATCAACTGGTCTGCATAAACATAATCATATGAATCACACACCTTAACCTCACCCTTGCGTATCTTTACTGTCTCAATGGTGTAGGTGTCATTGAACATCAGGCTAATCACAACCAAGCCCCTGTGCTTGTAGCCGCTTGTCTTAAACTGCAAGCCACCGTGTCGCTTGTCCGTCTCGTTAAGGGCAACAAATTTCTGCGCCGCATAACTCATAAGAGCCATCGGGGATTGGGCTACAATCTGGTGCTTAATTGTGTTTGCTATTTCCATTGTTCTGGTCATCGTGGTCTCCGTGGTTAAACAGGTTTAATTTCGTATTTATCCATAATGTAATTAACGAAATATTTGGTGCGTTCCCTTTTAATCAACCCTTTACGCACCGCCCAATTTTTACAAATGGTGCTTGCGGCAATTGGCTTTCTGCCATCTTTTTTTGTGGTGGCTGTAAAAATGCACTCCCCTGTTTCAATATTAAATACTCCATATTCCATTTTGGTCTCCGTGGTTTAGTTATCTAAAATATTATCAATCGCTTGTTTTGCTTGTTTTTTAGTAAGACTAGTAAATTTTTTGCCATTTGGTGTTTCAGTAATCCAGCAACCTGTATTGCGGGAAGTTTTAATAATATATCCTCTGTAATCCCAAGCCCTGTACCCAGTCCAATAAGGCTGTAATCCAGTTTTTATTTTTTTTGCTGTATGTCTCATTTTAGTCTCCGTGGTTTTGTTTACCTTACCTGATTATAATGGCATAGGTGTTTACCATAGTCAACACATAAAACAAATAAAAAGGGATTATTTTTCTTTTTTTTAAGAAAAAGACCCCTCAGATGAGGGGTAAGTTAAGGGAGGAGTCTTACTATACGACTGTATAATTATTTTTCAATCGCTCAACGCATAATTCAAACTCAGAAATATCATAGACTATCCGCCTCTCACCCATCTTAACACCTTTGGGCATATGACCGTTTTCAACCATCTTCATAAACAGACGCTCTCCAATGCCAAGATGTTGTGCAAGCACTCCTCTTGTAACGAATTGAATCCCTTGTCGTTTTGCATCATCAATAGAGTTAATCATATCTGTCTCCTATATTTTGACTGCTCTGTGATTAGCGGAAAAGCTGCGCCATGCTTCAATCTTTGCTTCTGCCGCTATCCGTGTGAACCTGTTTTTTTCATCCTGTGCTATAGCAATTTTCATGGCCTCAAGATGCTTTAGGTATCTGTCATCTGCATATGCCTCACGCTCCTGTGCGCCAACTGGCAGATGGTTGTATTCTCTCATAATCAAAGCCTTTAGTGATTTACGGAACTCATCCATATAAATCCTGTTGGCTCTGGATTGGGCGGCATTGGTTGCGCTATCACGCAGATAGTCAATCGCCTTTTCCACATCATCATCTGTAATCATTTATTCCTCGTCATCATTGTGAGGGCTTTGTTCCCAATATCGCTTGGCGGTTACTTTGCCGTAGTCAGCGAATCCCATTGTTTCTTCAAAAAATGCAAATTCATTTCCTCGCTTGTGAAGTAAAATATGATGCCGTTGACATAATGGTATAAGATTGCGATCTGTAGCCTTCAACCCCATGCCTCTCACCCCATCCCAAGGCTTCATCAAATGATGCGCTTGCACCGCCCCAAGACAATCACCTTGAGCCGTCAAGCAACATGGAAAAGAATGTATCCAATCCATGTGCTTTTTATTAACGTACCTTTTCGGCTTTATTCTAGGACGCTTTGCCATCACTAAAATGGGATATCATCATCAGGGGTTTCAGATGGCTCTGCTTCTTTATCTTTGTATTTTTCAACGGAATCTTTTGCGGGGGCAAAGCTCATGCGGGTGTAATCATTGCCGTTTTTATCAGTTCGCTTCCTACCCCATGCCATATGTTTTTCTCCATTTACTTCTACCTGACCAGAGATATCCCAATCCTTATCCTCAGATTTTTCATCATTAACATATAGGACACCAACCTGTTTGTGGATTTCATATATTGTCATGTTCTTTTTAGATGTAATTGTTTTGACAATAACAAGCTCATGGTCAAGCCCATCTATATCAACCTTGCCCTGCCTTACTATTTCAGAATTGTTAGCGGGGAAAAGGTTGCCAGAATTTTCATATTTATTATCCATTATATCAACTCCTGTTGTCTTGGATCATGTGTAAGTGGTTTCCACGTTATATCGACTAATTGGTACTGACCACCGAACTTGGATTGGTGCATCTGGCCTGATGGCTTCAATGCTTTTAGTTCATCAATAGACATTTCCATAATATCTTCATTATGAAACAATCTTAAGCCGCCACGTTGAATAGCGGATTTAATTTCATAGTCACGTATGGAAACAAATTTCCCTTGCCATAATTTTTTAACTTGCTTTGTTTTCATTGGTCATCCCCAGCGCATCAATTCGTGTTATCCAGTTTTGCTTTGCTTTATCAGTCATGTCTTGTGAATCTACAACATCACTCCGCACACGATTTGCTTCTTTAATGTTAGCGTCAGTTTTATTAGCATCATTTTTCATACGCACACCCCAAGTCTCTATCTCAGTGAAGGTCTGGTGTACTCTGTTTTGGTTATCAAATATGCGGTAGGGTGCGCCAGAATAATCAAAGTCAATTTCCTTCAGCGCAACTGTTTTGCGGGGCGGTGATACTTCAGTAGAATTTCTACCACTAGCAACATTGCCATCATCTTCAAAATCAGCTTCAAGGTTTAGCATCGCTTGTATATGGTAACGCCGCATATATGTGATGCCAGAGCCAATATCTTGCGGTTTGCTATTTGAGTTACCGATGACTGTTTCGCTCCGCAACCATTGCTTGCTATCCAGATGAAACAGAGTTGTGCAGAGGTAATTCAAATCACCCACAACTTTTGTTGTGTAAAATAGTTCTAGCTTTTCATCTCGCAAAGAATTGGTGCAAGCATAAAAAATATCATCCAGCGTCGAAAATTTATGAGGCTTCCCATCTTTGGTTTTGTAATAGCTGTTGACTCCATTTTTTTCCAGCGGTTTGAAGTTATCCCGCGCTTTGTATAAGGCGGTCAATAATGTTGAAATGTCATCTGATTGCATCGTGGTTCTCCATTTGCCAGATGTCTTTGGCAATACGTTTCATGGTATCGCTCCACATCCAGTGGTCTAGGTCTGGGTAAACAAGCTGGCAACATTCTACAATATCATCAGAGTGTGATAGTACACGCTCCAATGATTTACTTGCCAACTCAACTTGACGAAGCCAGTAGTCAACTCTTTCCACCCTGTAGGCTCTGACTTCTTTGGTGGTAACGTAATCAATCCAAGGTTCGCAACCTGTGCCAAGCGCATAAATTGATGCCTGTCGGCTGGCTGTTTGTGCAAGCTGTGATACTTGCCGCCCAACTGTTTTGGTATCTCTTACCTTGTCTTTGTAGAGTAAATCATAGTAGCCCACGAATGGCGTTTGTATATCGCCAATCCTCACAACTACCTTGCCCTGTTCTGACTCAGGCTGTTCTCCCAGCCCTCTGTAGAATTGTGCGCCTTGCTTCACATAGTCCACTATGGCTTTGCGTTCTTTGGCAACTTTTTCTGCATCATGGGTGTTTATGGATTTGGTGTGGCTGTCATCAAATACTTTGTGCGCCAAGTTAATAAGGTCATCAACCTTCATGTCTGGGTTAAACGCTGCTTTGGTAACAGCCCTGTCTACACTAGAGCCACGCCATGCTGACGCGCCAGCCTCACCGTCACTAAATCCGCCTAGCTTTAAAAGACATAGCGCGGGTTGCTGTATCCAGCTATTTATGGTGCTTGCGCTTAAATGCCCTATATTATGTTTTGCAAATACATCTGTCATTGTCTGTTATTACCTGTCATTAGTTTGCATTACCTTACATTACGCGGCTATTGTTTACAACCCCAAAATGGGATAGATAAAAAATATCTATTTTGTTAGAATGAATAATGACTTTAAAATCATATTTAAAAATGAAGGGTATCAAGCCTGATGATTTCGCAGATGCGGTTGGGTTTTCCAAGGGCGGCGTATTGAAATGGATAAGCGGAGAACGCTATCCTCGCCATGAGGCGATTAGCAAAATAATGGAAGCAACAAATGGTGCGGTCACGGCGAACGATTTCCAAGAACAAATACGGAGCCATTAAAACTGTTGTTGATGGCATCACGTTCCATTCTAAAAAAGAAGCGGAGCGTTATAAGATATTGGCGTTGCTTGAATCGCAGGGCAAGATTGATAACTTGCGGCTGCAACCTAGAATCCCGCTGATGGTGAATGGAATAAAGATTGGGCATTATGTAGGGGATTTCCAATATACACATCACGGCAAGCAAGTTTTAGAAGATGTAAAAAGCGTGGCAACGCGAACCCCTGTCTATAAAATTAAGAAAAAGATTCTTGAGACTTATGACCCACCTGTAGTCATAACAGAGGTTTACTGATATAATGCAGTAGTCAAAAGACACTCACCAACCCATCAGGGTTATCAAAAAAGGTAATCTGATGGTCGTTGCTGAAGTGCTGACAGGCATTGCACTGGTTCAAAAATCAGTGGAGTTTATAAAATCAAATATTCAAACAGCAAATGATATTCGTGACATTGCGGGTTCAATAGATGACCTGTTTGCGGGTGAGAAACAAGTTCAACAAGCCCGAAATAAAAAATCTGGCGGAGTTGGGCTAGGCGACCAGTTTGGTGTTGATACAGTCGCTAAAGAAATGATTGATGCAAAAATTGCGGCTGAACACCTACAAGAAGTAGCAACAATGGTTGATATGCGCTTTGGTCATGGTACATGGGCTGGCATCATAGCTGAACGTGCCAAGCGTATCCAAGAAGCAAAGGAAGCCGCCGCCGCCGC